AGCAAATGGTCTGATTAATAAACGATATCCTGTAGGTTCTGGAAGAGAACTAACGTATTCTTCTTTTTCCTTATCAGTTTTAGGAACGATGAAATTATTTTCATCACTTGCTATGTTTTTTTCAGTCTTTGTCATTTTCATCTCTGAGCAGTTCGCTCAAATCCTCCTTTAGCGAATTTAACGAACTAATTTGTCCCCTAGAATACTGTAATTTCTCATAATTGTCTATACTACCGTATATAATTTGTTCGCTGATGTTAGTAACTTTTTTATCTATGAGTCTTTTGATTTCTCTTACAGTTTCAATGTCTAATGTTGGCATTAAGTGGGTTATGTCAGAAAAAAAAATTTAAATCAAGTTATCTTTTCTTCATTATTTCCGTACCCTTAATACCATACACAGCTCCGATGACGGAAATAAATAAAATTTGGAACCACATGGGCATATTTTTGAAATATTCAAAAAATAAATCAATTTTTTCTTTAATATCAGGATCGTCACTAAAAACTGACCAAATTAACAAAAGTACGGGAGCCGAAACCAAAAGTAAAACGAATTCGTCTTTCCACGATTGTTGTTGATCTGTCTTAATTAGAGTTTGGTACTCAATTTCCCCCGCTGCCATCTTTTGAGCGTGTAGTTTGGAAGCGTCCGACATTAATCTCTTGGTGTCTTGCTTGTTTTTGTAGATATGAGCCCCAGTCTTCACTGCCATACCCAATAGGTTTAACCAAGCCATAGTATTTTTCTCTCCTTCGATTACACATATATGGTATCATTTCTTGTAATGCTTTCCAACCCCCTTCTCCACTGATACTCCAACAAAACATATGCTTACGATTTTGTTTTTTAGGGGTTGTAGCAAAGAAAATTCCACCAAAAATCTTGTGAAATCTTGCTATCATGTCTGCATCTGTTGTTTGAACCTTAACTTGAAGTATTCTTTTTCGTTTTTTTCCTCTACTCCATACACCAAAACTACCTTCTCCATCAAAAACTCCTGCTAAAAAGATAATTTTTTGTTGTTTAGATAATTTATCGTATGCCGATAAATTTTTTTCCTGATATTTGTATTGATGAGATTCCTTTGATGTCAGATTTTACTCCTTTTTCTCTATGTGGACATCCTCCAGTTTTTAATTTTACAGGAGGAACTTGTGGGTTTGGCCCTCTCATAGGTGGAGGCCCACTTTCAATACCTCCTGATAAACCTGTTCTATTATTTTTCATCATAAATATTTACTTATATCTTTAATTTTACCTTGAGCTCTTAATTTTTTTAAATCACCTTTTGTTAATTTACTAAAATCTATTTCTTTTTCTAATTTAAGAGGTTCTTCTTGTCTCTTTGGTTTAAAAATTTTTTTAATCCAATTCCACATTAGTTTCTCCTGTTCATTTCTTTAATTCTTGCAATATCTAATTTTTCTTCTGCAATTCTAATTCTTTCTCTTTGGCCTTGAGCTGCTTGTTCTAATCTTGCTTGTTCAACTGAAGTATCAATCATAGTTTCATTTTGTTTTCTTTGTTCTTCAGTTTCAAACTCATTAGATTTTCTTTGCATATCCATAGCTTTTAAATCTAACTCTCTTGATTTTAAAGCAACTAATGGATCTTGTTGGCCACCTTCCATATTTACTAAACTTGAAGTTAACTCAACAACTCTTTGTGCAACCATACCATTATATTGAACTGTCCATGCTTCTGGGTCTTGTTCTGATAATTGAACTAATAAAGGATCTTGAGCCATTGCTTCAACAACTTCTTGATTAGCTTTCATTGAAATATGTTCTGAAATATGAGTTTGTAATAATGCATAAACTTGTGGATTTACTTGAACCATTCTTGACTTCATAAATGCCATGTGTGCTTGAATATGTGCTTCATGATCTTGTGTTGCAAAAACTTTTAATGGTTTTAGATTCATAGCATCAGAGTTTTCTAATGCAGGATCTTTTGGAATAGGTTGCTCCATTGGTTTTAATAAACTATCAATAGCTTCTGTTCCTAAAGCTTCATAAACTCTTCTATAAGCTTCTCTAACATCATGAAGTTGTGGATTACTCATAGCAATTTTTAATTGTTCATTTGCTAATGTTACTCTTTGTGCAACTGAAAAAGTGTTTGGATCAGCAACGGGAAGAACATCAACTCTATCATCAAAATCTACAGCTTTAATCATTTGGTCTGCACCATAAACTTGATACGGATAAATAGGTGGTAAGTAAGTTGCAAATATTTTATGAAGTAATCTAAATTCTTGTCTCATAGAATAATAACATCTTTTATGGATAGCACTCATTACACGAGAGCCTCTTTCTAAAAGAGCTAATGTTGCACCTACTGCTCTATTTTGTGAATCTTCTCCTACTGCCATATCTGCAATGTTTGCAAATCTTTGTCCTGCGTTAACTACAAAACCAAGTAAGCTATACAAAGTTTGACTTGGTTCTTTAAATGGTAATATTTGAAACTGATCTCTTATGTTTCCACCAGGAGCATCCACATCTCTAAACTCTCCAGGTTGGAAAGGTTGATCATCATCTCTGATTCTTATACCTCTAGATTTAAAACCAGCAGGTAAATTAGCAAGTGTACCTGCATCTAATAATTGTCTTAATGCTTGTGTTGCAGTTCTAGAAAGGCCTCCGATCATGTGTATAAGACCAAAGCCGTAAAAGCCTAAGCCTGGTAAAAATTTGTAATGAACAAAATATTCTTTTCTCTTAAATTGTTTATCTCCCTCATCATAGTTTCGATATATACTTAATATTTTTCCTGAGCCTTCATCAATAGTTACAATGTATGGAACTTTAACTTTCTTTTTATTTTCTTCAGGATTTTCAAATTTTTCTAAATTTAAATCTACATGCATTTCAAGTATTTGATAATTGTACGCTTGTTGATTTGGTGACTTACCTTCTAATTCATCATATTTTTTTTGAATAGATGTTTGAGTATTTGATGAAGGTTTTATATCTACATCTTTATAAAAACCTGATTCCATTTTTTTATACAAATCGTTTTCTGACATTCTTAGTAGATGTGTAATTCTCTCACAATCCAATAATGAAGATGTATAATAAGGAACAATAATATCCTCAGCAGGAACAAATTTAGCTACTGGTCTTTCCATAAGTTCATCGTAATAAACTTTTTTGAAAGCAGAACCTGCTAATGGTAGGTAAAATAATAATTGATCCATCTCAGGTGTGTATTCTTCCATTTTTTCTGTTACCTGATAATTCATAAATTCCTTGACCCGTGAAGCTTGATCCTCGGTCTGTTCATTTCTAACACCAACAATAGCAGTTTTAACAGGGCCTGATGATGGTAAAAGTTCTTTGTATGCTTGTGCTTGAAATTGTGTGACTGCTTCAGAGAGTAAAGGGTGTGTTACACCTGATGCTCCTCTAAAAGGCTTAGATGGTTGATTGTATTTAAAACCTAAAAGATCAAGGCCATTTGTGTAACCATCTTCCCATTCTTTTCTTGAATCTCTGTCTCTTTGATATTCTGATCTTAGCTGTGAGGATATTTTTGATAAAATATTATCATCTAATTCTTCTGCTAAATTAGCATAAAAATTATCTTGAGCTACCTCAAGTTCTTCTTCAACCTCTTCACCTTCTATTTTAAATTCTTTTGATTTTGGTTCTTCAGTTTCATCAACAACTTTTAAAGTATCATCTTCTTCTTTGAAAATTTCTGAACTCATAAATACACTTACCTTTATAAACGACCAAAAAGTTTATGCAACCTTTAGTACATTTTAGTTGGCTTAGATCTACCCATTCTTCCACCACGAGCCATGACGCTTCCGCCAGTTTTCATTCTGTCTTGAACAGGTGCTTTACCCATTTGTTCCATTAAAGATTTCATTTCTCTATCAGAGACAGCAGCTCCTGATCTATCTTTAAGAAGTCTATTTAATTTTTGAGCTTGTTCAGCTTGTCTCTTTCTTCTTTCTAATAATCTTCTAGGTCTTGCTCTTAACTCAGGTTTACCAATAGGTCTTCTAAATCTTGGTGCTTCATCCTCCATCATATCTTTAGGTGCTCTTTTTGGTCTAGGTTTAGGCATTGGAGTTGAAGGCATTTGTCCTTTTCTTTGTCTAAGTTGTTCTGCCATTCGTTTTAAATCTTCTCTTGATAAATTTGACATTCCACCTTGTTGTCTATTAATTACTCCACCTCTTTTAAGCTGTCCTCTGTTTCTATCTGTAATTTGACCTGGAGCTTTTGCTATCTTAGTAGTAGATTTTCTTTTTGATTCATTTAAAAATTCTTTTAAACTTGATGCACCAGCTTTTGATATATCATCTCTTGTAACTGCTGAATACATTTTATCATTGTAAGCAAATTTTGTTCCAACACCTCTTGCTCTAGCTTTTTTAAATGCTTCTCCAAACGATGAAAGGTCTGCTTTAGTATTTGGTTTATCCTTACCTTGAATTGGTTTTTTAGCAGCAGCTCCTAATTCTTGTCCTCTTGTTTGTTTAGCAATAGTGGATGAGGCAGCTCCTACAGCTGTTCCAATTTTTGTAGCAGTATTAATTTTTGATTTAGGTAAATCTTTTTCAACATCTGCTGTAGCTTTTATTTGTTTTGCTATTCTTTTTGCTTTTGGAGAATTAGGATTCATTTTATTAACTTTAGCTAATCTAATTTGTCTTCTCTCTTCTGCTTTTTTAAATTTTGCAATTGTAGGATTGTTAGCTCTAGCTTTTTCATTTATAGCTCTAACTTTTTTATTGAAGGCTTCTCTTTTTTCTTTAACTTTTTTTGGAAGTTGACTACCTGCTTTTCCAAACAAGGAACCTTTTTTAGATGCTACTCTTTCTTTTCTTCTTTTCTCAGCTGCTTTGAAAGCTTCAACTGATCCTCTTTTTGGCTCTGCCATATTAAATTCTCCTATCCATAATAAACATAATTTTTAGGTGCTTGTTCTTCTTCACGATGATCTGTTTCAAGTGTTAAAAAACCACCTTGGCGATATCTTAACACGGCTTGTGTCGTGCTGTCTACATAATCATCGTATTCTCCATGAGGAAATGCTGCACATTCTTCAATTACTTCTTCAGCAAATTTCTCTCCAGCAGGATAAAAAATTGAACCTGCCTCAAAAGATACAGCACATGTATTAACTCTTGTATGCTTGTCTTTTCCTTTATTTGGTGAGAAATCTATGGCTGGAATACCAGCTCTTCTAAACTCTTGTAATAATGGTTGACCTGACGCTTTAGCCTCAATGATGCACATATCGGGTTCCCAATATTTATATACTTCAAATGCTCTATTTTTTAAGTCAGGAAAATCATATTTTCCTTTTTCTGCATCTAATAAAATTAAGGCTTTCTGATAACCTTCATAAGGCCTAAATACTCCCCAGGTAGTTATTGCCGAATAGTCGGCTGTTTCTTTTTTTGAAAAAGCTGTATCATAACTTTGAATTACATATTCTAGTTCAGGAATTTCCCCTTCCCATTCTTGCCACCATTCACGTTTTATAATAGCACCTTCTTCTGAAGTTGGGTTTTGTTGATATTGTGCTGACCATCCTCTTATTGAAATAGAAGCTTTAGTTCTTTCTAAATCTTCTTTACTCCAATACTCAGGCCATAAAGGATCTCCGTCATCCAAGATTGCAGGAAAAGATATCTTAGACCATTTGTCTGCTTTTGGTTCGTCTTCAGCTTTTGTTAGGAGACCTGTTAAATCATTAGTGGCCCATCTTGTCATAACTAAAACAATTGATCCGCCAGGTTGCAAACGCTGTCGGGGCCCACTTAAATACCAATCATACGTTCTAGGAAAGGATTGTTTATTATGTGCATCTTGTTCGGTGTGTGGGTCGTCAATAATTAATAGATCAGCACCACGACCTGTAATCGAGCCTCCAACACCAGCTGCAAAATATTCTCCTCCATGATTTGTTTCCCATTTAGATTTTGCTTTAGCATCAGGTCTTAAATAAACATCTCCAAATATTTCTTTGTATTTTGGTGTATCCATTAAGTTTCTAATTTTTGCACCGAACCTTGCCGATAATTCCGCATTGTGTGTGACTTGCATAATTTTCATTTTTGGAAACTTCCCTATCATCCAAGCAGGGTACAAAAACGATGCAAATTCAGATTTAGTGTGTCTAGGGGGCATATTTATTATGAGCCTCCCTTTTTTCTTTGTAGCTATCTTTGTAAATTCATGGGCCATGATTTGATGATGTCCCCAATTGTCGGGGTCTTTCTCTTGTTTCATTACAATATCGGGCCAAACTTCCCTAACAAAATATAAAAAATTATCTTGGCACAACTTTATATTTTCAAGCCAGAGCTTTTCTACACGATCTCGTAATTGATCAGTTGGTAAGTTTTTATATTCCATGAACCTTATATAATATCACCTTCCTTGCGTTTAAGTAACTTACGAATCCACACATGGCAAAGGTATTTTTATTATTTTTTTATCATATTTTGTAAGAAATTATAAGAATTAATTTTTAAAAGAATATTGAGCCTTGTGAATTTATTATTTGATTTTCCCCCACGCTCAAAGAAATTATGTGAAAATATTGCGAGTGATAATAGAAGATTATCAAGTCTTATAAATTCTTATAAGTTTTTTTGTAGGTTTTTATTTTGTCCATGATTTTTTTAAGCCCTGACTTTGATTTTTTTGCCGTGAAAATGTGAGAAAAAACCCCACGCCCCCCAATTCTAAAAAGTTTTAGAGTGCTTTGCATGTCCTCTAAAACTAAGATAAAAGCATTGCCGTTGTGCTTATTATGTTTAATGTGCCATGCAATTTGAAACTTATTAAGCCCCAAATTTTCTAGTTTAATGGTGTTAGTTTGTTTTAATTCAATAAAGGCAATTAAGCCGTCTATAATTGTTAAAACGTCTGGAATTCCAACGCTTAAACTATGCTCAATCTTAATAAAATACTGATCTTTTAAAGTGTTTTTAATGTAATTATAAAACTGGTTTTCTTTTTTCATTTGGGTTTAATACCATAAAAAGTAATAAATTCTAATAACTAGAATTTTTTTAGTACTCAGGTTAATTTTAATACTCAGGTTAATTTTAATACTCAGGTAAAAAAAAAGGGGGCTGAAAGCCCCCTTTTTAAGTGTTTATTATTAATTAAACTATTTAACTTTTATGGCTCTAACAGGTTTATTTTGATCTAGTGCAACGGGATTTTTTAAATTATCTTTTAAAAAATTCACGGCTTGACCTGATTGGGTTAATGATTTTATTAAAAATAACTCATCATTTTTAAGCCTTGATATCCAACTTTTTAAATAAGCTAAACTATTTTTGTTAATAGTTTTTTGAATATCAAATTTACAACATAGAATATTTGCTGAAATTTCAGCAATTAATTCTTCTAGTGCATATTCTAACTGAGCATCTTCATTAAAATATTTTTTATTTTTTTCAAATCTGTTCAACCTTTTTTCGTGACCTGTCCAATGACTTAACTCATGTAATAGGGTTGAGTAATATTCTAATGTCGCTGTTGTGCCGTTTTTAGTGGGTTCAAAATTAAACTTATTACTCATGTGAATATAATCTAATTTTGTATTATAAAAACATCTAGCATTATTTGAAAATTGCAAATTCAAGCCCATTTGATTTTTAATAAAATTTTCAATTTTATCATTATCATTAACTTGATTTACTATTTTTTTTGGCTGAGGTTTTTTCCATGTTGAAGCCGTCAAATCAACTTGATCTGAATTATAAACCCATGAAACTTTTAAAAATCTAAAATTTTTATCTTTTTCAT